TAACGCCCTTGCATCTGTCACACTTGAAATGGTATCGTCCGTCTACTTCGCCAAGATAGCGGTTGCAGCGGACGTTCTTATAGATTGGGTTTTGCCTGATACAAGGGCAACAGATTCTAACTAACATGAGCGCTCCTTTCGTTGGATTTTTGGAAACAGGCTGTTGAGCACAGACCTGTCAGAAGCTACTGGGAAACTGTTCGCACTTCCAGCCGTGCTATTCTTCGCCCGAAGAAAACCATTGCAGCCTTTACATTCAGTTGTTGGACAGACGTAAACGGGTCAGCTGCAATTTTGGTGCTGCATAATGGATTTGAACCAATGTATGTCCGGTTATGAGCCAGGTGCTCTAGCCTAACTGAGCTAATGCAACATAGAAACCCGGCTTGATTGGTTAACCGCTGCTCTTTGCAATGTCATGCCTAAACATCACATTGAGAGCCGGGAATAGCGGTGGAGGTTTTGGAGAATAAAGCCATGCAAAGCTAGGTAGTTGGTTGTGCTGCGTAACGGAATCGAACCGTTGCTTGCCAGCCGTGGGGGAGACAGGCTGGCATTCCCCTTACAATTGGAAACGCAACGTATAAAGCCCGGTGAAGGTGAAAGAGTGAGAAAACCTCCACCGGTGAAAGGAGGAATATGCTTGTTGACACGCACGCGAGTAAAATGACAAAACCCCGCGTGCAAGCTATTCCTTTAAGGGAAGCTGCAAAACTTCCTGCGTACATTATAAGCCTTGTCAAGTAGTGAAATCAAATAAATAGACCCAGTGAACACAATATATTGTGTTTTTAATCAAAATGGCCTCTTGACAGGCTCAATTTTACTGATTCCGTTGTACAATTCATCGGCAAGCTGTGCCAAACTATCCGGTGCGTCATCATGCGGAACTTTTCCAAGCTGTGTGAACATCGTCACTTGCTCCATGAACGCCTTGTACTCTTTCGATTGGTGCTTTTCGTCGAGGAAATAGAACCGTTTGATGTCCGGCGCATACTGGATGATTCTTGACAGCTTGCTTTGGCCACTTGGCGCACGCTGGCTGCGGACAGAGCAATGATAACCCTGTTGCCGGAGCTGGCTGTCCACCACGTCACAGTATTCGTCACCGCCGTTATTGGCTTCGCCGCGCACCACGTTGATTTTGTGCTGGATGATTTTGCCCACGACTTCCGGTCTGGTCACGGTCTTGTCGCCATTATTGAACACAAGGTCTGGGATGAACACGGCATCGCCGTACACATAAGCGATAGGACAGGCGGTAAAGTCGCCGCCACCCCATGCAATGTCCATGACCATGAGCTTGCGATCAGGTTCTCCATCAGGCAGAACACCGTTGAAATACCGCAATTCATCAGCAGGGAACAGCAGACCTTCACGCACATAGGGCTTACCCATGTACTTTGCCCACCATGTTGCATCGTCAATGCTGGCTTTCATGTCGGCATAATAGGCATCATCAAAGCCCACGCCGTAGTCATAATTGAAGTTGCTGTGTCCGTTCTCGTCCACCGCAGGAATGACCCGGAATCGGTACTTCGGGTTGTCCGCATACTGGTTCTGGATGCGCCCCAGAGGGTCAAGCACGTTCCAGCGTGTACCGACCATCAACTCCAATGCGCCCTGCTTTTTGCGGTCTTTCAACTGATTCAGATAGGCATCGTACTTGTTGTTCAGACGTTCAACGTTCAGACTTTCCTCCAAGTCCTCGATCAGGTCATCGCTGTACAGAACGCCGCCCTCGCCAATTTCAACAGCGCCAGTCAGCGTACCGCCGATTGAGCGGCAAGTCAGGGTGGGGAAACGCTTCTTTCGGTTCAGGTCAACGCTTTCGTCCTTTGCGCTTTTATCCACAAGCTGAACGTCAGGGAAGATTTTGCCCCAGTTGTAGGTCACAGGGTCAGTGATGATGGACAGTACTTCGCCGTAGAAGCCATTGGTCAGCTTGTCAGAATGTCCGCTCATAACCGATGCAACGTCAGGGCGATTGCCCATCAGCCATGTGATGAAAAAGATGCACAAGGTACTGTTATGGGTGGGAATCAGGCGCTTTCCAGCGCAATATACGCCGCCCTCAACCTGAATGCAGTTACCCTGCTTCGGCTCAATTCGTTCAAACCCGCAGAACGCCACACGGCGAGGTTTAGAGAACTCCTTTAACTGCTTGCGAGGAACAACACAAGGAATGGGGCAGGTAGGATTAAAAGAGATGGAATAGACTGTCAGATTGCCTTTAATGCCACTAGACGATACACGAGGTGGATATTCAACCACGCTGCATCTCCATCCAAAGGTAGAAACCAGCGTGACAAAATCATCTCTCATTTGCGGCTCTGTGGTAGAAAAAGCGTACCGATGCTCTTTTGCCCGTAACGTACCGTCTGTATCGAGCAGACCAGCAAGCAATTCCATGCGCTGTGCAATGCTGGCTGTAAAGTATTCTTCTGGGATATGCTTCACGCAGCGGCGGTGACTATGGCACATATCGCCCTTTTGAAGTGCTTGTCGCAAACCAGAGAATCCGTAGTACTCAACGCCAGTATCCTTATGAACCGTGTGCCAGCTAACAGGGTATCCGTCGTTAATAACACGCTCGACAATCACCCGATCGCAAGGCGGCTCACAAATATCCGGGTGCTGATTGCGACCATCACCAAGCCATGCGCCCAATGTGTACGGCTCAACAGGCAGCTTCTTATATTCTCCCTCGACAAAATTTTTGAACGGAACCTGATAGCAGAATCTTATACCGTCCTTCGTGTCGGCAACATAATCCTCCATCATCCGCTTGGTTTCGACTACATCAAATCCGTTCTTATGACGGTTAAAGACCGGCCACTCGTGGTTTTCGTGGCAGTCAATGTATGTGCCGTCAGAAAAATGGCATCGCACATCAAGCTGGCACTTAGGAGATACTGCCAACACCTTTACAAACTGACCTTTCGGGCTGATAACTTCATCGCCGACCTGTAAATCGCCATGATTCTTCCAGCCACTTCTCGTTAAAATCGGCGTATCATCACTCAAAGCCTTGCCGACGCGAGCAGGTAGGCTAACTCCCAAGAAGTCAATCCGCTTATAAAACAAGTCCTCTAGGTCATCTGCCAGCACTTTCAGCACCCTGCGTCTCGGCTGATAGAACTTCTTCTCCGGCGCACGGTTCCATTCAAGGTAGATGCAATAGCTGTCGAACACATCCTTTGCTTCAAACAGGTAAGTCCGGCTGATAATGTCATAGACCTTCGCCACGTCCTCGCCTGTTTTCATCTTGCCCATCATGGCTGCGCAGACAGAGCGCAGCTCACCAGAGTATTTGTAGGCATCGAACCGCTTGTCTTGCGACAGGGCGTCTCTCAGGTTCACCACCGCCTGAAACCAGTCCTCATAAACCTGTGCTTCGGTCGGATTCTGCTTTGCATACGCTTTGATGCTATCAATGATGGCGATACACTGCTTTGGCTGCATAAAAAATAGGCGCCCCCTACCTGAAAATGTAAAGAGTGCCTACAACTGCACAAAAAATCAAATATTCGGTTTTATAATGCTACTTTCAGAAAATTATTTACTAAAATTCGTTTTAACGGATAGAATGTACGGTTTATTTGACTTCTTCTGCAAGCTGGTTGAGCCTGCGTTTCAGCTCGTCCGCATCGTAGTACAAGGCATCTGCGATGGCATTGAGAATATCGGGCCTGTCAGTGTAATCACACAGCGTTTCAATAAGCTTCAAGCTCTGTTCTGACAATTTTACGGGTTTCATGCTTTATTCCTTTCTCTGACTATGTAAAGTAGGTTTTGGTTGTTCATCTCCTAGCATCAGCTTATAGCGGAGATACTTTTCGATAATACTGTGTCTTTCTGCCAATGTGCCGTAAATAAAAACGAGAGCATCTTTAGCAGCATCGTATTCATTCGGAAAAATGACAATTTCCTCGTTTGCAAAGGTAACGGTGCAGTTTTCCCAGCGACAGACTTCCAAGAACTGCTTGATTTCAAGGAAACCGCCAAAGTCAAGCATAGACCGCAGCGTAATGCTTCCGTTCTTAACAATCAGTTCTTCTCCCTGCATATTATCCAGCCTTTCTCTGTTCAGCAATCCGATACCATGTCTGGCGGGTCACGCCAAGCTGTTTGGCAGCATCCGTGACCGTGAGAATGCGCTTCTCCACCTGCTCATGGAGAACATCAAAGAGGTTGCGGTCATATTCCGTTGGCTTACGGCCTTTATAAACGCCTTTCTGCTTTGCCACTTCGATGCCCTCTTTCTGGCGGTCGAGCATATTCTGTCGTTCAAATTCGTTGATGGCTGCAATCATCGTCAGCATCAGTTTACCGGTGGGAGTGCCTGTATCTAGGTTCTCTTTATCACTGGCAAGGTGTACGCCGTTAGCTTGTAGCGTTTCGACCATTTCAAGCAAGTCCTTCGTGCTGCGAGCAAGGCGGCTGAAATCGTGGATAAACACGGTATCGCCCGGCTGAACCGATTTAAGCATCTTCTGCAACTCCGGTCTATCCATATTCTTGCCAGAGACCTTCTCTATAAACCAACGGTCAATGTTATGCCGCTTCAATGCTTCTACCTGTCGTGCTTCATTCTGTTCGACAGTAGATACACGAACATACGCTACGTTCATTCAGAATCACTGTCCTTTTCAATCACAGTGCCTTCAACACGATAAGCCCCAACGCCAATATCTCCCATGTCGGGTTCAACCACGATTCGATAATTCATAGCTTTTAGGAGTTTATAAAAGCTAGAAAGATTTAAGCTCTCATTCTTAAAGCACTGATACAAAGCCTGTCTTGAAGTAAAGCCAGCTTCATTGGCAATATAAGCTGTTGTTATGCCATACTGCTTCATAAGTTCTTTAACTATCTCTACGCCATTCGTTGAAACATTAAAAGGCTCTTTCTTTTCTGTCACTTTTTTGTATTTCCCCATTTCATGTCACCCTTTCTGATTATATTGTAAACAATTTTGTTTGGTTTGTCAATAGGGAATTTTATTTACTATTATTAGGGTCACTTTTTTATCAACACTTTTTTGTGTTAGTTTACAGATTGTATAATTATCGTATTATCAAGTTTTACTATAAATTTCCACCCCAATTCTAACACATTAAAGTGTCAAAACCACTATCAAAAATGTACACTAAAACGTGTTTTAACGTACAAATTATACAAATTGGGCTGTTGACAACTATATACCAAGCGTCTATAATCTAAGACAGCAGAACACACGATGAATCAGCCAACAACGGTAGATTTATCCTTTGTGGCATAAAAAATAGGCCATCAGCACCACCGACCAAAGTTGCACTGATGACCTATTCCACCACAAAACAGAAGCTGCGCAACCAAGGGCGCAGTCTCGGTTTCTGTCAATTATTATAGCAGAAGCAAACGACTTCTGCAATAGAAAGGAGCAAAAAACATGAACTTTCCCACGACAACCGAAGAATTTCTGAAAACCCTCGCACACGGCAAAGAGCCGACCAGCGAGGACAGGGAGTACGCAGAAGCGCTGGGTAAGCTGTCCGAACTGAACTACCGGGCAGGGTACGAAGCGGGAGCGACCAAAAATAAGGACTGAGTTTTGTGCAAAACGTAGAAAGTGGTTTGTCAAGATGAACGAACACTAAATGTAGTGTTTCGTGGGTCTATTTCCGCTTGACTTTACTACATTTTGCGATTACACTTAATGCACCTCAAAGAAAGGAGATAAGAACATGGCAAGAAGTCCCTACATCGAAGCATACCGCCATCAGGTAGCCGTTGGTTTCACTGATCGTCAGTATGAACTGCTGGTGGAACACTGCAAGAAGTGCCGCGTATCGCTGTCACAGGCAGTCCGCGATGCTTACCTTGAGAAGTACCCCATGCCCGATGAAGAAAAAGAATAAGACGCCCGCTAAAGTTTGGCGACCACAGCGAACGTCTTATGAAACACTCAGAGAGTATAGACCCTCTTTGGGTTATTATACCAGAGATGGCCTGCTCTCGCAAGATAGAAAGGTCAAATTTCTATGAATAATAATCTCGAAACCATCCGAATCTTCTCCGAAGATGTTATTCCCGTGTATGACACCGACACCGGCGAAAAGGTTGTGCTGGGTCGGGAGCTACACGAAAAGCTGAAAATCAAAGACAAGTACACCGACTGGATGCAGCGCATGATTAGCATCGGTTTTATCGAAGGAACAGACTTTTCTAGTTTTTCGGAAAAATCCGAAAAACCCTCTGGCGGTCGTCCTAGCACCAGCCACATCCTCACTCTGGACATGGCCAAGCACATTGCAATGATTCAGCGGACACCGCAGGGCATGGAAATTCGCCAGAAGCTGATTGACCTTGAGAAGAACGTGGCAGTCAATCAGTTTGCAGGGCTTTCTAAGGAACTACAAGCAATCCTTGTAATTGACCAGCGCACCATGAAGCAGGAGCAGCGCATTTCCGCTCTTGAGAACACCATGACCATCGACTACAACCAGCAGCGTGTGTTGAAGCGTGTCGTGAACACGGTGGTCATCAACGCTCTTGGCGGCATGGACAGCCCGGCCTACAAGAGCCGTAGCGTCTCTCAGAAGCTGTTCATGGAATGCAACCGGGACATTCAGGACTGGTTCAACGTGAACAGCAGAAACAACGTGCCGAAGAAGCGGTTTGATGAAGCTGTCGAGTACATCAAGAAGTGGAGACCGTGTGCAAACTCCGTTATGTTGGTTCAGGTCACGAACGGTCAGACCCAGATGCCCATGTGAAAGGAGAACAACTATGCTTACCGCAGATAAGATTCAGGATATGGGGGAATACCTCAACTACGCTTTCGAGACCATGCTGAAACTCTGGCGCACCGTTGACTACGGCGAGTGCGTCCACGAGCCTGTTATCGCTTGTGACGGAAAGGTTGTCGATAGCGGTCAGCTTTCCTTTGAACCGGACGAAAACGGCGAGATCGAGCCGGTTCTGCTCCGGGACAACAAGTGCATCATGCACGATGTGAAGTATTGGATGCCCTTGCCCAATGTTGAGTACCATCCCTATCACGATAAAATCGTGAAGTAAACAGTCTATAAGAAAAGCCAGTGGTTAGAGAACATCTAGCCGCTGGCTTTTTATGTTACATTTGAATTGCTACGATTTCCCACGAAGAATAATTGGAAAGCCCAGAATAGGGGTGGATTTCAAAGTTCTTCGTCTCGCCCGGTTGGATGTCCAAGACATAATCAATATCTCCACACACGGGAACTTCTTCTCCGCTCTCATCTTTCATCTTATACAGAACGATGACCTTTGCACTTGTCTTGTACGCACTATTATTAGTTACCTTTCCGGTAAATCTCGTTTCATAGCCGCTGCCGCGCTTTGAAGTATTGGTAACGGCCAGTTCACCGGATCTTAAAACTTCTTTTCCTGCACTCGGCTGATAGTTATAGTCCTGAGCCGAAACAGCCATTTCGATACCGGCAGGGATAGTACCGTCATACTCGTATGTGAAGTATCCGGCATACCAGTAGGAATCATCTTCCGCAACCCAGTCCAAATATTCATCGTCTGTTTTAATTACGGAGCCATCCTCTGCAACGACTGCAATTTCAATATGTGGAAACCATGCCGCAAGATTTTTGTTAGTATTCTCGATTTCAAGAGCATAAGAAATATAGATCGTGCTACCATCACGCCACGCATAAGACCCATGATTCTTAATGCCCAACGGTTCATACTGCGTTGCATTAGTCTGCTCAAGTTCAATAAGGTCAGACCATTCATCCGGTTTCTCTGCGGCGATTGCGCAGATAGGCATCGTGAAAACCAAAGCTGCGGCAAGGATAGCTGAAATAATTTCCTTTTTCATCTTTATGACCACCTTTTCATTCTTTTACGAGTTCTGCGTATTTCATTTGAATCCCCGGCACCTCATCGGTTGTCCAAGTCAAGGCTCTTGTTACCTTTTCCATCCCGGAAAATTCGCCGTATATGACAATTACATCATCTTCCAGCAATTTTACGGAGCCTGATGTGCGTTTATCTGTGACAAAATATTCATCATCCAGATACCATCCATATCCGCTAGTATCAGTTTGTACGCGATATGTCTTAGAACTATTAAACAAGCTGGCATCCATCACTTGCTGGATTTTTGCTTTAACTTTAATTTTCTTGTGAGAGTATCTCTCTGGGTATCTACACAGGTCTTTATAATCCACTTCTGCACATTTCGCTTTATATTCGTCTTCGCTAAGTTCTACGGTAGATGTGGATGCAGAAGAAGTTTTCTTTTCTGCCGCTGCTTTACTGCTGGTTGCTATCTTCTCCGATTCTGCTCTAATAGCAGCGTTCCGTTCTTCTTCTTTCGATTTTTCAGATGCAGATTGTTTCTTTGATGCTGGTTCCTCTTTCTTAGAGCTAGCTACTTCTGCCGCTAAACGCTCGCTTTCCGCCTTTATTGCGGCGTTGCGCTCCTCTTCTACCTTTTTAGAATCCGCTGCTGCCAATGATGCAGCCCTTTCAATTTCTCTGGCTTCTGATTCTGCTGCTCTTTGAGCTGCTGCCGCCTTATCGTATGGGAGCATCATTCCAACAATAAACAGCACAAAAACAGCTATCAATACGAACAAATCTTTCTTGTAATGATACTTTTCGTGTTTGATGGCAGCTTTTAAGAATCCCCATACTACTTTTACAATATAGCAAAAGCAGATTAGCATGAAAGCGATGCCGATATTTCGCGCATCCCTTTGAGATGCAGCATAGCATACACCAAAGCCAATGTATGCCGCTATCATCCAATACCATGTTTTCTTGTTTGGCTTTCCTCTGATTGCGTTGATAGCACAGCAAAAGCTAAGAACGAATCCAGCGAGCATAAGAATGATGCTTATATTATCCATTTGAGATTCCCCTTTCCTTCGGTCAAGTATACCACATCTAAGACCTCGAAAGGGGTCTTTTTGTATTTTTTGAAATTTTTGGAGACTTGCACAATCGGATGGGTTTTGATTTGTGAAGGTGGGGTGGGTATTGGCAGCACGAACACCGAAAAACGCCTTTTTTGAATTTTTTCTACGCGAGGTGTCGACCACCCCACCCCCGGCTCACCCCATATACCCCAGAGGTGGAGAGCCCAGCACCCCAGCGCACCCGGACGGACTGCACAGCACAGGCAGCAGCGCAGGCCGTACCAGATGCAGGGCAAACCACGCCACGCACCGGCACACACGCCCGGACGTTGGGCACGCTGCGCCGGGCAGATCGTACCGGCTGCGGGACGCTGGATGGCGTGGAGTGCGTCCGATAGAGCACGCCCAAACGGACAAAATTATTGTAAACAAAAATATTTATTTTTTATGTGCAAACCCCTTGACAAAAGAAATAAAATTGTTTACAATATAGACAGTAAACAAACTTATTTACACCACCACAAACAGGAGGACAAAACCATGAAACTAGAATTTAGAACCAAAAACACAGCATACGGCACGGCGCACTATCTGTGCATCGATACCAACGCAAAAACCTTTTCCCGCGTCCCTGACGGCTGGGTATCTAAGGACGTTCCCGTTGTAGCAAAGCGGGACATGGACACGATCAAGGCTCAGGCCATTGCAGACGGATACACGGAGGTATAAACCATGAAAGCAAAAAGAACCATGCGGGATATTAAATCCCAGTATCCGACCATTATCCAAGTAAGCTATTGTGATGCACAGTCTATGTTGTGCATGGACGACCCCGCCGCCTACACCGCTGGCATGTACGGCTGGAATGCTGATATTTATCCGATCAATTCAGGCGTTGCAATCTGCACCGGATACCGCCCATTCGGAAACATCAAGCCCGACTGCGAAACGGTCAGCCGCTACGAAAAGCGGGCGCGGGAGATGCGCCGGGACTTGTGGAACACTGATATTCTGGCGGAGTGCCTGCACAACTTGCAGATGGAATTTGTTCGGGAGGTGTGCAACGCATGATCACTCTTGACTTTACCCAGTGGGCCGCCCTCTGGTATGTGGGCGGCATGATCTCCGGCGCGTTGGTAATGATCGCTATTTTAAACAGCTGAGGGAGGGCTAAAAAATGACAGACTTAGAGCAAAAGTGCAACGAATACCGCGAATATAAGCGGCTGGCAGAACAGGCGGAACAGATGCGGGACAGCCTGCGAGATGAAATTATTGCCATGATGCAGGGAGCGCCGGAGGTTGTCGCAGGCGTTTGCAAGGTGATGTATAAGGACGTGCAAAGCGTCCGGCTTGACAGCAAGCTACTCAAGACGTTGCACCCGGATGTATACGCAGAATGCAGCAGCAAAACCAGTTACAAGCGTTTTAGCGTGGTATGATGGAGGGTTTAACGATGAGAACTATTTTTGATAACATTTTGTTAGAGCTGGCCGACTGTGCCAAAACTCACAACGATCTTCAGGTGCAGCAGCTTGAATGTGACATCACAGACAAGTATAACGCCGGGCTTTTATCTCCCCACGAATTTCATGCGCTTTATGGCGTGGCGTTTAGCATCAGAGAGGAAATTTTTTCAAAATGATATTATCTTGTATTCTGTTCTTCTTCTGGTTTTTCTCAGCGCTGTTTAAAGCGTCCAAATAAGAAGCATTTCACCCGGTCAGAAATGGCCGGGCTTTTCTTTTGCCTTGCATCTGCTGAGGGTGCAGGGCTTTTATTTTGCCCTGTTGCAATACAGCCCCATACAATCGTTTACAGCGCGTTTTGTTCCGTAAATGCAATTATCCCGCCCCGCCATAAAACAGCACGCAGGGCTTTACAGTGGCGTTTCCTGCGATTGTACCCGCTCAACCGCCCACGCTACCAGACCGACACAAGCGGCTATAATGCTGTTTGCGCCACGCTGGAGCGTATCACAGCGCCGCAACACCTCCAGACCATACCGGATACCACAGCCGCGCCGGGACGCTGGACAGACCAGCGCAGCCGTCCTATTATAATAATGTATATATAAGGGCTCAGGAGCACGCCCCCCCTGTTATGGATCCATGCCAGGCAGCGCAGTATATCACAGACCATGCAAGCCCGGCGGGGCAGTCCAGCAACGCGGAACCATTGACAGCTCTCGCCGCATCTCTTTTCGGGCTTTCGCCCGATAGCTAATAGAGGTCAGCAATAGTCATAGCGTTCCGGCTGGAATAGTCGTAACAGGTTCTGGAATAGTCGTAGTTTCTCCGATAAAATAGTCGTAGAATAGTCGTAAAGTCATCTGACGACCAGCTTTTGAAAGTCCTACATATCGTATAGTAACGAGCAGTTCACTGATAGTCGCAGAGTGATAGTCGTAGCGTTTTCTAGCGAAGCATCGTCAAATAGTCGTGTATTTTTTGTGTGAAATAGTCGTTCGCCTTTTAAGAAAAGAGAGGTGCGATAGTCGCTAAGCCATCAGACCTCCCCAAAATCAATATGTGTCAAGACACCTTTCAACTTTAATCCCAATTGCATTACCTCAAATTCTTTAACAATCGTACTTATTATAATAGTCGCAGACAATTACTCAATCTTTTTAACTATTATTCCGCTGCAATAGTCGTATCATCCGATTCGGCTCGTTCTCCTCCGATTTAATTCCAGACAACCGCAATCATATCATACCAACCAACTAGGATTATCTGTTCGGAAAATATCTCAATATTTTTAACCATCTAATAAGGCTATCCGACTGGTCAGTCGCTTTCAATTTACAATCAACTGCTCATACAGCAATGCAACATTTTTACATATTCAACCAACTACAAAATGAAGTCAATTCTCCATGTCTGGAATAGTCGTAGACCATCCACCAGCCCGAACCTTACGTCAGCTCTCGCTTACGGTTTGCTCTGCTGGCTAACGGTATGGCTTTTGAGATAGAGGGTTGTAGGGGGAAAGAACCAGCTTTCAATTTCGCATAACTGTTATTTATTCACTTTTGAACAATCGTGGCACACCCGGCTCCGTCAACGCGCGCGCTTGCGCATATAACGCCCGCGGACGCGCTAAACACACGGGGAGGGAAAGGGGGAGCACGGAAGATATTAGGGGGATTATAGGGGGTAATAGGGGTTGTAGGGGAAAGAGGGGGACAAAAGGGGGGGAAGAGGAAACAAGGGGGAAAGGGGACAAAAATTTGAAAGCCGTTTCCGAAAGTGATAGCCGAAACGTTTTTTCGCCTCAAACATCTTGCTTTCGTCTCAATCAGCCCTGCGATTGGACAAATAGTCGTTGGCATCCGGCCATCTGGCTGCTATCATCGCGGGAAAGGCGTGTGAGAGCCTGGCTGCCGCGTTTTTCTGGATGATTCGATAACTTTCACGTCTGACCCTGAAAAGTCGTTCTCCACGCTTCTGCATCTGTCTGGTTACACGGTCTAGTCCGAGATATACCGTCAGCATCAACGGAGAGCCGTCTACAAGCGTCTGTGGCGCGTTTTCGTGATTAAGTCGATAAAAGTTTATCGCCTAGCATCTAAAACGCCTTAAAACAGGCTTTCTCGTGGAGTTGGAAAAAACAAAAGACTGCCATTGCTGACAGCCCATGTGCTCAATCCATCCAAGTGTACTCTTGGAACCGTTGAATCTGCTTGTTAAACGTGATGGGAAGGTCGCCTATCTCACCTTCCTTGTTCTTGCTCAACCGGAATAGATACTTGTCGGGGTTGTCGGCGGACAGAAGTATGATCGCATCTGCGTCCTGTTCGATCTGTCCGCTCTCTCGCAAGTCGGAATTAGTAGGCGTTGCTCCGGGCTTAGATGGGTTTCGATTTAACTGCGCCAGAGCCACCACGACAATGCCTGTGGTCTGCGCCAGCTCATGCAGGGCAATGGATATGGCTGTAATGGCGGCATATCTGTCCTTTGCACCTGTTTCGTGGATGAGTTGAAGATAGTCTACGAAGATGATCTGCGCCTTTTTACGGAGAGCTTGAGCCTTCATCCACGCCACGTTTTTTCCGGCAGCGGAGCGGATATATAAGGGCATCTTCATGTTCTTTGCCTGTCCGTCAATCTCATTCAAGCTGACCGCCTTATTTTTCACCGTGTCCAGAGGGCAGTATATTTGATTCGCCATCAGACGTGCGCCCAACTTGCGTTTGCTGGTTTCTAAGCTGAAATAGTACACAGTATAGTTCTGCTTTGCCATGCTTGCTGCTATTTGCAAAGATAGGGCTGTCTTGCCCGCAGACGGTCTGCCGCCGATGATTATGAAATCACCCGGCGAGATGTGCAGCGCTTCATCCAGACGTTCTAGGCCTGTCTTGATGTACATAGGCTTCTCGTCCATGTGAAGCACATAGTCGTTCAGCACATCTTCGTATGTCCACGCATCTTCTTCCTCAGCTTTCAGGCTCATCGCCTCGCCCATCTGCTGGTAAATGTCTGATAGATCAGAATAGTCAGTGAGTTCGCTTGTCATCTGAAATGCCAGACCTTGCACACGAGTAAGTGCAGCTTGTTCTCTGATAAGCTGTGCCCAACGCTGCATCTGCTCCCTGTCAATTCGTACACACTCTGATTCACAGGTTTGTACACACGCCAAGAGCGTCTGCGCTACGTCTGGATGCTGCGTGTTTATCTCGACTATATCTATCTTACCACTAGCCGTCCAATAGCCCTGAACAGCCGCAAAAGCGTCTCTCAGCTCGGGTCTGAACAAGTCAAGTTCAAGGTCTGGTATGATTTCATCCACAACGCCCGGCTTGCAGAGCATCAGCGCACCGATGAATACCGTTTGAACGTCCATTGTCATAGTCTAGGAAACTCCATCTCTGTACTTTGCTCGTACTGGTCATCCTGTTTCAATGCGTAAATGTCCTGCCATCCGGCATAGATGCTCTGGTCGAGAATGGCTTTCCAGTCATGCCGATCAAACTTTTCCAGCTTGTTGCAGAGCATTTGTTTTGCCCGGTCTGTCATAGGCTTTTTGATTCTTGTACGCATCTGTGCGAACTCTCGCAGGGATTCCATCAGGGCTTTATCACCACGCGCAAAGTCGGAGAAGATGTCAGGTTTCTTCTTGACTGCACTCTCCGGCAAGGTCTTGACGTTCGTCTGACTGTCAGTTGATACAATGGGTTCATCGTCATCTGACTTTGAACTCATAGATGAGCTGACCTTCATCTCATTTATGACATGAGGATGAGCTGACTTTCGTGTAGACCATCCTTTTGACGCAATATCGCTTCTTTTCGATTCTTCATCGAGCAGATGCTTAATCAAAATGAAACAAGATTCTGCTTTTTTTGAGTTCAAAGTCGCGTCTTTTTCTTCAAAAACGTATGCACAGATTGCATCGTAGAGTTCCAATTTCTCTTTGCTTTTGAGTGTGGAGATGGCTTCAAAGTAGTATCGTTGGAATGTAAAGCTGTCTCGTTTTTTGTCCATACTCAATCCTCTTTGTAGCGTTTGTTCCATGCTTCGATAGCATCCTCTGCCGTGTCAAACAGTGCGCCACCCATGCTTTGATTGTCTCCATCCGTGCAAAGGATACATTTTCCCCATCCTTCGTGATGCAAGTCATAAGAAAGCCCGCTCCACGGGTCTTGTTCGTACTCGCATCCCAAACGACCATGAAAGTTGCCTTCATCATCGCACACGCCAATGTAAACTGCGTTCTTGCCGCAGAACGGGCATCTCTTAAGTTCTTCCATCTTTAACCCTCCTCAAAACGGGCACTCAGCGTCAAGTTTACGTAGCCAACCTTCGCCCGGAATGTTGACTATCTCATAATACTGCCGTGCAACGTAGATTGTTTTCTGCCCATCCTCAGAAATCAGACCGACAATCAGATAGTTACCAGCAGCCATAAAGAACCAAGGGTTGCTCTTGTAGGTCTCGCCCTTCATCCAGTTCTTCATTCTTTTCACGGCTTTTTCAATGTCTTTGTCGGGGCAGTCCGGGTTTTCGTATGCAAAGAAATCATCAGGAAATTTAAGCTTTTTCACTTTCTAAATCCTTCTCTCGTTCTCACAATTCGTTTGAAACCTTCATGTAGCTTTGCGCTTTTACGGTATACAGGTCGATTGTGCTTCTGCTTGATGTAACCGCACTGCGTTTCGGACTGTCTGACAGCATTTGCAAAATGTTCAGCTGATGCAGCACATTGGTTCATCGCTTCTGTTAACGCTTCAAACCCATCCATTTTAATCCTCCTTTGGTGGTTCTGGCATATACGCCCAGTGCGTCACTTGTGCGTACTTTTCGCCAAACTCGCTTTTCTCGAAATTGTAGTAGCCTTCATAGGTATCAGTCCAGCATCGTCCATTCCAAACCGCCTCAAATACTTCTGGTTTGTCTCCAATAAGGGTTTGCATAGAAACAAGCACCGCATCGCAATCGTCAGGTGGAAGCCCTTCTTTTTCAATGGAGTGCCAAATCACTTTGCTTTCACTCATATTGTCCTCCTACACCATCGGAAACGCCATCCAATGCGTCACCGTTACATCTTTCGGCAGTCTCTCGCCTATCTCATCCCAGAACTGACCGTCTGCGTAACAGCCTAGAAAGTATGCTGTCGGCGAGATTCCTTGCAACATTTTTCCATCTATATCACGCCATGTTGTCTTGGTTGCAAGCAACAAAGGCTGCGCTCGCTCTCGTGGCGGTTCGCTTGCTGGATGCCAAAGTGTGTTAGCCATTATCCGATACCCCGCTTACGGATTGTAGGTGAGAACGAAGTTTTGTAACTGCTGCGGCAAGATGTTGATTTCGTAATGATACTTGTCCACGTCAGAACCGCTCAAATCTTCCACAATGTACATTGTGTACTCGTTAAGATAGACGTAATGCTTTTTGTATGTGCCATCGGGCAATTCAATAGTCACCACAAGTTCATTGTTGCCGTTATTGGAAATGTCCATGTTCCCGATTATTTCAAGCATCGGCGTATCAGTTCTTGCATTAACAACAGACAATCTACGAGTGACGTTGAAATTCTTTGCCTGCTGCGAAATATTGTGATTCACACGAGATGCTTCTGTGCATCCGCACAATGCGATAGATGCCGCCAATGCTACAGATAAAATTGCTTTCTTCATTGTTCTTTTCTCCCTTCAATCTCCTTGCAAACCGCCTTGTAAAACGCATCCCACGTCTCATAGTCGCAGGAATCGCCAAAGTCAAAGCCTGTCCGCTTGCGTTCTGCAATGTCACGCTCAAAGCAATCAAGCGTCTTGTCGGTCAGCTCTGGCAGAAGCGAGATGATGTATCTGCATACAAGGCTAGGCATATATGACCGTCTTCCCAAGCAGTAGCGGACAGCGCAGTTGCAGACCGCTCCGAAATCATCATTAGCGGGGTCAATCAAGCCTTTAGGCTCGTCATCTTGCAAATCATATATGGTGCAATCAAGTACGGTTGCAATTCTGAAAAGCCATTTCTCTTTGCATTTGCGCTTTCCGCACTCAATAGCCGATATGAAAGCGGCTGTCACGCCGATTCTGTTCGCAAGGTCTTTCTGCTTGACGTGCAGTTCAATCCTACGCTTCCTGATTTTCTCTCCTGCTGTCATCTTTCTTCTCCCATTCCTTGCATCCACGTTCGTCCCACACGAAGTCTGCAACGTGTTCTGACTGGTCGTTCACGCACACGCCCTCTGGCTCTGCGTACCATTTGCAAGAGCCACAGGACGGCTCAGATTTGTTCTTGCAGGATTCTGCTGTGCATCGAATAGCCTTGCCAGCGGAGAACTGCTTGATGCCCATACAAGAGCAGTGTTCGGTGGTGCAGTAGAAGTTCATTCCTCTATCTCCTTCCATCCGATAAACTCGCATAAACCAACAGTGTTATTGTCGCAACGATGAATGAGAACTTTATCGCTTATTTTGAATTTTGCGATAAACCCAATTTTGCTTTCTTCCATTTCGTTTTCAAACATCCAATCAACGATGTCTTTATCGATTCTGACATCGCCTTCGTCCGTCACGGTTGCAAAGCACTGCTTGCACCTGTAAAGAGCGCACTTCTTCATCTTCTCTGCCCTCTCTTTCCCCTGTTGAACCGTCCGATCACTCGCTTATACTCTGCATAGCACTCCGGGCACAGGTCGCCTGTGTCCCTGCGCCAAGCCCAGTCCTTGAAGTATTCGTCAGGGTTCATCATTCTGCCGCCTAGAACTGCTCCGCAGCGGTCGCATACTCGCTTGTGGTAGATTCCTCTGTCAGTTTGCATTAGTTATCCTCCCCATCCAACCTGTTTACGCAATTTTCCTTCTGACATTCATTGCAATTTCCGCAACACTCAAAAGAAAAATGCGTGATTTTTTGTGATTTATACTGACGGAGTAAATACTTATATTGGTTGTAGCAGTAAGGGCAAACAAGCATTCCGTCAACATTTCCCCATCCGGCTGCCTCTTCGAATTTTTCCCAGTGGCTAAATCCGCCGTCCATATCGCCAGTTTTCAAAAGTTTTACGAAATGCGTCATTCCGCATCTGTCGCATTTGAAAAGTTGTCCGTTTGTTCTCATTTCATTCATTCTCCCCAACATCCTTAAACAGGATTTCTTTGTCAGCTTTCCAGTCTTTGATTTTGCACGGAATATCTGTCCCCGGCACGGTCTTTTTAAGCCCGTCCATCTGCCAGACGTTCCATGAGACGGTATCTGCGATGCAGTCAAGAAACATAGGCATACAGCCGATTTCCAGCCTTTTAGCATCAAACCGATACCTAAAATTTTCGATCAGCGTCAGGAACAGGTTGCATCTTGCCAGCAAGAGATTGTCTCCCTGCCACTCATAGCCGTATGTCGATGCGTAGGCACTGATTGCCCAACACATCCACATATCGTAGTCATGAAACTGCTCTGCCAGAACATTCAGCTTCCTATCCAGCAGACCGATTCTGTCCGGCACGGCAATCATCTGCCTTGTCGTGGTATCGTATCGGCTTGTGAGGAACGGTGCTTCTCCACAGGTGACTTCAAGACAAGTCTTGTTGATGTACTCCTTCCAATCCTCGCCCACCAAGTCCTTTTCGGCAACGTCTGTCATCTTCTTGCAAATCCAAGTCGGCGTAAACACCTCTGCTTTCTTGCTGGTTCGCTTCTTTTGGTCTGCAAGTCGTTTCTGCACACGAGGGACAAGCTGAATTTTGTCTAGCTGTTCCAGTGTGATTTCATCTGCAAAGCTCACGCCCAGTTCAGGCGGCGGGTCTGTCGCCCAGATGATGTTCTTACCTGTCGTGTGGTCTTGCAAGAGGACAGGCAGGAACGTGCGCAGGCAGGGGTCGGAGAAGTCAATCAAAGTTCCCATTTGTCAGCCCTCACCATGATTGTGTTTTTCTCTTTCAGCCAGTCTTTGACGCAATGAAAACAATGCTCACGGTTCTGGCAACGTTCCGGGTCACGATGCTTGATAAGTTCGCAGATGCCCCGCGTAAAGTTTTCTGTAATATCTTCGTCCGTCATGGAGCGGATAAAATCGCCGTTAGTCATCCTCGACCACCTCTTCTGCCACCTCTTTGTACTCCACGTCAATCCCTTTAGGCAAAGCCGTCTGGTACTTCTGGGCCAGTTCTTCAGGGCTTTGAGCATTTCCTAATGGTTGCGCTGGTGTAGCAACAGTAACTTCTACGTTGTCCTTCATGCCAAAATAGTTTTTAGCTCGGAAGCACCACTCGGCAGGATTTTCCTGACCATAAATGCCGTTGTATGCCCACATGGACTGCATTTTCAGAACAGTTCTAAGAATGTATTCTTGTTGTAAACTATCATTTCGTCTTTCTCCCAGCATGATTTGTTTCAAGCTAACCCACTTGATTCCGAGAGAAAGTGCAATCCATTCAATAACAGGAGAAATTCGTGCTATTTTGCAACAACTAAAGAAAAAATCCAGTCGATTTTTGACATCAATCGGATTGTCCATGTTCACTTTCGGAAGATTATCGAAGTAGTCTGCCGCAATCATTCCTTGAATTTTTCTATCATCCTCACCATCGAGCAAAACGGACAAATCGTTCACATCAATTTCTCTGACCTTTTCCAATGCTTCCTGTTGCCTTTCCGCCAGTTTTTGACTGGCTTTCGACCTGATTTTTCTGTTCATAGCGTTCTTTTGCAGCCGCTTCTTTTCACGTTCTTTCTCGCGCTTCGCAGCGGCTTCTTCTTTCGCCTTTTGCGCCCGCTTCTCACGCTTTTTCTTTTCAGCTTCGGTAAGTGGCGGTCTGCCACGACCACGCTTCGGGGGTGTTGCCATGTGTCAGACCTCCTTTGGCGGTTCAGGAAGTGGCATCCAATGGGTGACAACGTATGGGATTTCACTCCCGACTTCTGCCCAATTTTTGTAAAAGTCCATAAAGCCAAAAATCGTATCGCCGTTATCGCAAAATGCAAGAACTGGAGTATGATGTTTTGGTTGCCTATCCTTGACGCTAATCCATTTGTCAGGAAAACCGTTCTCGCTATAAGAAACCGTTTCAAAATAGTGCGTAGCCATTCCAAGTTCTTGCTCGATATCGTTAAGGATGCTCTTGTCATCCTCGTCCGCTTCGGTTTCGAGAACAAGGTAAATTCGCTTTTTCATGTTCTCACCTCTTCATCTTCTTTTCAATGCCGTCTAGCTTCCATGCAATCTGCCAGACGGAACAGCAGTTGTCCAACTGCCGCCACCAAGCGCACTTTTCTTTCTCACACACGCACCGACCAAGCGGATTGCTGGTCATCTTCATCGGGCAGTAAAGTTCGTTGTCCATCATTTCCACCCCATTACAACAGCCGTACAAACGGCCAGACACACGTTGACGAACAGCCAAACGAGCATTGCCTGTCGCTCTTCAAACAGGTTGTCTACCATGCCTTTGATTGTCCGTTCGGACTGAACCACTACCGCCAGCAGGACTAGACAGACCAGCCAGCGAGTTGCAAATTCAAACATTGTTATCCTCCATCAAATCGTCCATGCTCAACTGACCGCTGATGTTGTCATCTTCCATCCACCAGCGAAAAACGTCCATGCCGGTCTGCCAGTCGCACGGCAAGCCTTTTACTTTTCTGACATTAAGCATTCGTTCAAACGCTGAGATGTACATTTTTTCGTAGGCTGGCCAGCGCATAAACTCACGCTGTCTGCCCCCCCTACCGGCCATAGGACAACCGATGCAGCCAACACGCTTCTGCCCTTCGCAATACAACGGATTAACAGGCAAGTGCTCGCTGTGTGTGTAGTCCCACACATCATCGTCAGACCAATCCACAATAGGATTGACAGTCATCTTGCCCTTAATGTTGCAGGTCTCGAACAGCTGCCGCTTTTCATCGTTGTCGCCCATAAGAATGATGCGTTTTTCCCTGTCGCGATGGCTAAACTCCATCGTTCCACGGTTTTTCTTTCTGTTTGTTGATTCAGCCCACCGAACGCCGGTAGCGATAAATCTATCGCGGCCAGTATTTTCTTTGAGAACGGCACAGCAATACCGCACAAGTCTTGTCGGCGGCATCAGCTTTTGCGGAATCAGCGTCCACATGGACACAGGCTTGTCCTTGTATCGTGGCATAACGATGGAGCATTTGATTCCACGCTCTTCCATCGCCTTGAACTGCTCACGGATGAAATAGACCGTTTCCGGCGTATCTGCGGTGGTATGGCTGTTGACCACCTCAAAGTTGATTCCTGCACGTTCAGCCAGAGCCACAAGCACCTGTGAATCCTTGCCGCCAGAGTATGTGACCATGAGCGGTTTCTTGTACCGATGCTCGGACAGCCGTGCAGCGTCCTGCAACCGTGCGATGGCAAGCTGTTCCTTATCCATCAGTTCCACCTTTCTCTCAGCTCTTTTTCGACCTGTTCTGACTTTGCTGTGATGTAATCTGCAAACTCGTCAGGGGTCATGTCCTCTTCTTTGAACTTGCCGACCATCTCCCAGTACCTGTCACCAATGCGGATGATTTTCTGCACCTGTTCATCGGTCAGGTCTGCATCGCACCGAAGGTTCTGAATCAGTGCGCCCCATGTAGCGGCGATGCCATCCAGAGCCATGCGGAAGCCGTACAACTGGTTCTGCCGTGCGATTTTGCGGAGGTTGGTTAACATCGCCTGTTTGCCATTCGATGGGCGGTTTCTGCGCTTATTCATCTGACTGCTCCTTATTGGTGGAAAGCTCGAATGTGACTTTTAGCTTTTTATTTCCAATAACGCCCCACACCTTTTCGAGCTTCGTTTTTTCGGAACGCTCTATTTCAGTAATAAAATGAGACAGAACAGCGGAAACTGCTTCGTCGGTCACATCGGACTTGCTTCTCCATAACTGCAATCCATCTTTCCGCTGCTTCATCATCGTTCCGGCATAGATGGTTCCGAATAGCCCACACCCAACATGATATTCAGTCATTTTTATTCTCCTTTCAGTAAATGTATCGCCATGCAACGATTTTGGCATCGCTTGCAACCCATTCGCCACTACTTTGAAACCAACGCTTGTCTGCGTACTTGCGATATGCAATGTCAAGGTCGCCGTTTTCAAACTTAATTTCGACAGCTTCACCACATTGCGGTTGAACATTCATGCTGTTCCATTCGTTTTTATTTTCGGTATCTGGTTTATGCTCTTCTGGCGTTAACCAATCATTTAATTGCTTCATGCAGGACGGACAAAGCTGAATCGGTTCTTCACCCAGTCCAAAGCGGTTTCGTTCCACCGTACAATCCAAGAACAAAATCGAATTTGCTGTTCCGTAGCACTCGTTTATGTCAGGCACTTTCCGATTAAAAATCTCTCCGCATCGGTCACACTTAAATACCATTGCCATGTTCTTTCTCCAATCTCTTTAGCAGCCCATCCACGTCATACCGCCAATGGACACGCAGCTTTTTTGCTTTGACCTCTATCCCCTCTTGCTCTGCCCAATGCCAAGGTATGCTCTTGCGGCTCTCGTTGTAACGGAACGCCAGAACCTTGCTGGCAGGGATTGCAAAGGTGCGGTTGACCGCCCTGTAATTGACTATCACATGGGCGGTCTGACCGCCGTACCCCATTGCTTCCACCATGTCAGTGATGTGCTTTTCCTTGCGGTACTTGCACTTTGCCTTGTCGTACTTGCCGAACACCTTTTCCAGAGGGATAGAGGGCGTTTCGATGGTTTTCAGCTCAAACAGGTGGTTCATTGGGTATCGGTACACAAGGAAGTCGCAGATGTTGTCGATGGAAAAGGACAGGTTCTCGTTGCCGCCGTAGTAGGTGGCAGCACTGTCTTTCAAGCGGTAGCACCACGCATCGGATGGGACGGACGCCTTGAAGTCCGCTTCAAACTGCTTGCCGGTGTTCATGCGTCGTCCTTTGGTCGTTTTGGGAGTGGCATCCAGAACGGCATATTGTCAGGAAACGACTCCGCAAGGGTCATATTCACAATTCCTGCACGTTCCGTATTGCTATACCAAACCAAAATGTTTCCCATCGAATCTCCGTCCCATTTGTGAGGTGGATTTTTCACTATATCTTTCCATTCATTCATCCTCGTTTACCTCCAAATTCACGGAATATGAGTTGCTTTGTCAGCGGGCTTTTCCATTTCCTTCATAATTCGCTTATGTTCTTCCACTGTCATGTTGTTCGGAAAAAAGCACCTGTCAACAATCTCAAACGGCTCAATATAATGGTCAAGAACATCTCGTGCTTCTTTTCGTGCTTTTTCTGCACACATTTCGATGTATTCATCTTCGGTCATGTTGTAATCGGTAATGCAATCGACCACCGAAGAAAACCGGCACAGCAGACCATTAGGTTGTCTTGCAATAAAAGCTCCCATTTATCGTTCACCTCTAAATTCACTTCCGAGAAACCGCTTCTTGCCTTTTTCCCGGTGCTTGTCCTCATAATCACGGTGGTATACGATTTGATTGTGGTTCAGCTCATACACGAATGCCTTGCGTTCCTCGAAGTCTTTCTTCTCTGCCTTGTACTTCTCGCAAGTGTCGTGACAAGCTTGGTGGCGTGATGTGCAGTTGAGACAACAGGCAATCATTCTTCGCCAAATCTCCTTTTTGTTACAGCTACGCAGAAGCTTTCGATTTCACTTGCCCAGCGTGCAGTTCCCTCGCCGTATGCTCTTTGCCAGACCAGAGGGAAACCGCCCAGACCATCGAACAGACTGCCTAGAGTAGGCTTTTCTTTCAAGTAAGGGCGCATCTTCTGCACTAACCAGAACCATTGCGGCAAAGCGATTGAGTTGCCAAGAGCCTTGTACCGTGGGCTGTCAGCGTATTTGTGCTTCTTTCCTTTGCTATCCGTCCAGTCACCAATGTCCGTCCATCCGCTCGGAAAACCCTGTAACCGTTCACATTCAACAGGTGTCAGACGGCGAACAATCCAGCGGATTGTTTTCTCTGCAATCAGGCATTCGCTGCCATTGCCGATGTTCCCCGCTTTTGCTTTCAAGGTTGAGCATTTGTCGCTTTCCTTGTAGTGGCTGAAAGACTGTTCGTTGAAGGTCTTGCGCTCGATAGCGATAGCCGTGTAGTCTGTGATTCTGTTTTCGTGGTCGCCTGTTATGGTCGGTACGATTTTCCCATCGCCGTTTCCGCGAGCATCATAAATAACAGGTTGAAACAATGTCTGGTCTTGGAGCGTTGAAAGCGTTGCGCTTTTTTCGGTTTGTACCAGCGCACCTTTACCACCACCGGCGCATCCACTACGGATTTTTAGGGTGTAGGAATTGCTCCCCCTATCACGTCCATAAGGGCTTGCCTGAGAATGTCCGGGAGTGGCTTCCCACGCCTTGACGCTCTCGTCAGGATTCCCTGACAGGCTCGTGCGCTCAAATAGTATTTCTGCGGCACGTTGTCCTCCAAAATCTGCGACAAGAGCGATTCTCTTTCGGCGTTGGGGAACTCCCCAATATTGAGCGTCAAGCTGTCGCCATGCCAGAGACCATCCGTTTCCGGCGATTGCTCCGGCCTTGCTCCATCTGCCCCCCTCGGAGGTCTAGGAATTGAAGCGTCTGGTTGTTCCACGCGGGCAAGTTCTTCCAGCACGGCTCTGAAATCTTCTCCTCCGTTGGAGCTGAATGCTCCGGGCACGTTTTCCCAAACAGCGAAAGTTGGATACATTCCATCGGTGGCTGTCCTCATTTCCTTAATGATTCTTGCGGCATCCAAAAACAGCACGGAACGGTTGTCGTCAAATCCAAGCCTTTTTCCCGCCATAGACAAGCCCTGACAAGGACTGCCGAACGTGATGCAATCCACAGGCTCTATCTTGTCGCCGTGAATCTTTGTGATGTCGCCCAAGTGCTTCATCTTTCCAAACGCCCGTCCAGCCAGATAGCGCAGCTCTTATATAAGGTAGGTGGTTTGCCTTTTGTCCCGGTAGCGTAACCGTTAGTCAAAAGGGAGCGAACCATCGTCCTCAATCACAGAGAAGTCATCGTTCCCGCCCTGCGAGTAGCCAGAGCCAGACCCACCAGACAGCGTTTTCTTCGGTCTTACCTCATAATCGCCGGAACGAATCTTGTCCACGCTGGTAAAGCGGTCAACGACAAGCTTCGTCTTGATGTTCCCATCGTTACCCATGTACTCTTCCTCACGGAGAACCACGCCGACCAGCTTGCCACGCAGGGTCTTTTCATCGTTGTTGAACTTGTAGCCGGGATTGGACTGCTCCACAGCGGTGATAAAGCCCTTGAAGAACGGCAGCGCCTTTTCTTTGTAGCTCTTGATGGTTTTGCCGCCCCATGCCCATTCGCCCGGATTCAGCTTGCCACGTTCGATAAGGGAAGCGGTCTGCTCACGCCAGTAACCTTTGAACTCGCCATCTGCAACTTCCCACTCGATGTTCAGGCGCTCCTTTGCGGGTTCGTCCGTTGCCTTGCAGATACCGGCAACATAGCCGCCAACAGGCAGGTCACGGCGTTCGGTTGCTTCCTGTACGTCATTCCAGTTGATGTTCTTCATCTGTTACTCTCCTTTGCTGTCCGGCTGAACCGGGATGTTGTAATACTCACGGATGGTCTTGTCTACGGCGGCGAGGTCGTTCTCGATCAGCGCATCGTTGAACATCCCAAGCGGGGTTTTTACGGTGTCCATCCCATCATTGCGGGTGCTGAACAGGTATCGCCCATCCTGCACGACAGTTTTCAGAACGATGGTGAAATACCCTTCCACGCAGACCTTCTCGTCCAGCAGCTTGCCGATGGTCTTGAACTTCTCTCCACCGTCTCCGTCACGCTCGCTGTGGCCGAAAAAGTAGACCACCACATCGTCCGGCAGTTCCTTCGCCCGCATCAGCAAGGCGTTGAAGTTAGCTGCCATGTCGGTGAACTTCTGGTATCCAGCAACCTTTGCGTTCCGCATAAACTCGCCTGTCATAAGGTAAGTGGCATCGTCAATGACGATGGACTTACGCTTGGTGCTGTGGATTGCAGCATCAATCTTGCCGTAGTCGTTGGTGATATAGGTTTTCATGTTGCTGCGGAACGGCAGCGGCTTGCCCAGCACCTTGATGACTGCCACCTGTTCGGGGGCAAAGTTCCGAAGCGAAGCGGACTTACCGCTGCCGGAGTGACCGTAGACCATTACTAATACTGCCATCAGTTGTTCTCCTTCCTCGCTTCTTTTCTCGCTTTACGGCAAGCCGGGCAACGCTTGGGCAGTGCCATGTTATGCGATTCGAAGAAAATGCGTTCTGCACGAGTAATCTCGAACACTTTGCCGCAGTCACGGCACGTTTTCTCGATGCTTGTGTTCTCGTCCCACGAAGCCCTTCTTGCAGCATCTTCAACAGCAAACGATTCCTTAATACTGTCATAAAAGCTCCTAACAAGCGTATGCTGCGGTGCGTGACCGTTCCTGCGAAGCGTTTCCTCTAAGTTGTTCCTTTTACAGTTTGCGCAAAGAATTTCCGTGCTGTTCGGGGACACCGAAAAAGGCTTATTGCACTTTTCGCAGTGCTTAATTTCTTTCTTGTATTTGCCCATTTTTCTTTCCTCTCTTTGGCTTCATTAGGCTTCATTGTTCTTACTTTGGCTTAACACGGCTGTACAGAAATTAAACAGCCATCAGCTCTGCCAACTGTGCACGGAGGTCTTTCAACTCTGATTCCCTATCGTCGATTTCAGACTGCAAGTCCTGAATCTCGGCCAGCCGGTCAGCTTCTTTGGCTTCTGCCATCTGCTCGTTGGTCATAAAGTACACGCCGTCCTCCGGCTCGGTCACGCCGCCGAATCTGTCAAGGTTAATCATCTTTTGGTCTCCCTCTCTTACGTTCTTCTTTGATTTGCAACGCACTGTACCACTGGTCTTTGTCGATCTCGATGGTTGACCACCGATGGTTACAAGCAAGGCACTTTTTTCTGCGAACAATGCTATCGTGGTCAGACCGGCTGTCGACCGTTGTGATGTTGTCACTACCGCACATCGGGCATTTCATCGTGCATCCCTCCACTCGCTGGTGTGGTGGGCTACTCGCTTGATTTTTCGGCTCTCTCGTTCGCTTCGCTCTTCTTCCTCAGCGCTGACTGCCAGCGCGCATAGGACAATGGCCGTTGCGAGAAGCTCGCAGGACACGATCACACAGACAAGCATTTGCGCTGTGGTCTGGCATCTTTGAATCGCATCGCCACACCCGACTGCTGCAATTGCCGCGACCAGACCAAGCATGGACAGCGCCGCTCCTTTCAAAGTTTTCATTTGTTCTCCTTTTTGCTTCCAAAATTAAAAATCCACACAGTTGCCATCACGGCAGCCGCTACGATGATTCCCCATGTGCCTTTTGTGCCGACCAGCAGTTCAACCAGATGTACCAGCCACAGGTTCAAAAGGAACACCGCCAACACCACCGCAAGAACAGTGCCCCATATCATAATGATTTCTACCAATGCTTTCATTTCTATCTCCTTTCGTTTATTTTTTCGCCATTGCAAATCACGTCTATGCCATGCTTTGCCACTGCAACACCTATCTACGCAATTCCTTCGCTTTTCATTGCTTTTCCTCGCGCTGCCTCGCCTCCGCTTATCAAAGCTACGCCTTGCATACATAGCCATTGCTTTTCCAATCTTTTCCTTGCCATTCCATTGCTCGTCTGAGCCTTGCTTCGCCATGCCTTTGCAGGTCTCGTCAAATCACCGCATTGCCGTTGCCGCTCAAGTCGCTTCGTCTCCAAGCGTTGCCTTAGCATTTCTGAGCAAATCGTCACTATGCCGTTGCCGTTCCACGCCGAGTGCAGCACAGCCCTACCCTGCCATAGCGGTTAATTGATGATTTCGTAGGTATAGCGGCCTTTGCCACTGTTTCTCCACTGGCCGATACCACGCAGAGCGCCGTAGTCCAGCCACTCGAGCACGACCTTCTCATGAGAATCGTCCAGAAGAACGATTTCAAACTCGCAGGTCGAACCAGCTGGAATCTGCTCGCTGTTGGCGAGGCTCACCCGTTCGCCCTGTGCTGTCTGTGCGCGGAGAGGGCGCTGGCACTCGGTAATCTCACCGTTCACATGAATGGGAATCATGCGGGGCTGAACGAAAATCAGGCCATCAATGACCTTCTTGTGGGCCGTCAGCTTGCCGCTTTCGTTCACGGCCTTCTTCTTGCCAGTTTCGGTCTTGCCACCGATGCGGGAAAGCATGCCGCAAGAATCCTTGAAGAAGCCCTTGATCTGATAGTCATACAGGATGGGTTCGCCGTTCTCATTGCGAGGGAACACGGTCATGCCCTTATCTGCCACAGCATCAGCACCCAGAGCGGCAACTTCGTCCTCGATGGTGTTTGCATCAGGGGACTTGCTGGCGATGAACTCTCGCGCGATGTTCTGGTTGCTAGGCCAAGTGCCGAGAACCGCTTCGATGAATGTGATTCTTACTTTGATTTTTTTCATTTTTGTTCACTCTTTCTTTCTCGATATGCTTCAGTCTTAAAGGTTCACGCTCTTTCCAGCGTTTCTGCCACGGACTGCTTTTGTTGAAGTTGCTTATTGCTTTCTTCATCGTTTGCCATCCTTCGCTTACGTTGGATGCGTTCCAGCCGGTCTTTCTCCCGGCTGTGCCAGCGAATTTCCCGCTTTCCGTAATACTTACCGTTCATAGGTCAGCTTCCCTGTTGCGAGCATCTGCGACACCTCGCCGTAATGCTTTCCCAGCTTGTCCGCAAGGGCTTGCACTTCTCCGATGGATGGAAACGTCTTTTCCGGCTTCTTTTTTTCTTGTGCCGCCTTCTTGCGCTTCCTGTCACGCTCTCTGTTAACCTTGCGCTTGCATTCTGAACAGTACTTTCTTGTCGGTCTGACCACGCCAAGATACAGGCCGCAACACTCACAGTACTTAATCTCCATCCACTTCACTTGCCTTTCTTAAGGCTCTTTCATTGTGTTCAGAAAAACACTGGTCAAGAAACTGGATGAACTTTGCGATTTTCTCTGCATCTTCCGGTGTGCAACCATTTTCCACAAAGCGCCTTGTCGTCTGCTCACGCTTGAAATCCGAGTAGGTCTTGGCCGCAGCGTCAATGGCAAACTTGGCTTCTTCCGGGTATTCAAGGTCTACCTTTAAGGTGATAATCTGCTCCATGTTCAGTCCTCCTTCTGCTCGATTTCAAGAATCTTGCAGATGCTCTGGATAATCTTCTCCGGCTTTCGCTCGCCACGAAGAATCTTGTAGAGGTACGAATCATCAAGGAACAATCCAGTATCGCTTTGAACCGCCTGAATCAGTTCCGTTTGCTTCATACCTCGCTGCAACAGCTTCATCTTCACTTCCAGCTCAAAGCCAGAACGGAAGTTTTCTTTCAAAATTCCACCTCCATTTGCTAAAATCTATTGACAAGTACGGAAAACTGTACTAATATAAGGGTGTAGAGAGCTTATATTGCACAGCGTTCTGTACTGCCTATGTCTGTATTATAGTACAGGCTTCTGTACAAGTCAACTCTTTTGTACAAAATTCTGTGCATTTGTATACTTGCACAAATATGGGAGCATTCTTATGTCGGACTTGTACAGCAACATCCATGCACTTTGCGAAAAAGAGGGCATCAAAGACGGAACCCTTTGCAGCAACATTGGGATTCGCCGCAGCTTTCTTTCTGAATTGAAAGCTGGAAGAACCAAAAGCCTGTCCACAGAGGTTCTTTCTAAGATTGCAGCTTATTTCAATGTATCAGTAGACTATCTTCTTACTGGCAACCAAAAAGAAAACCCGCCCCAACAGCCGCAAAGCGAAGTCGATGCAGCAGTGGAGCGGATTAGAAGAAAACTTGAATCTATGCCGAAGGAGCAGCGTGAAGCTCTGATGAACCTGATCGAGAAGATGTGACGTTCATGCCCGGTAAAATAAAAGAATCCCTTGTGCCGGGCTGGTGTAGCTCTGCGCAAGGGATTTTCTGTTATTCCAGGTCTAGTGCTTGTTCAGCTGCCGGAATCTTCTCAGGATGTTCCAGCAGCCATGCAATAAATCGGTCAATCTTGGCTCTCTCTTGTTCACTCATTGTGGCATATCCTCCCGATTGGTAAGTACGGACGTTCATTTGATATGATTATACATCTTTCAGTTGTGTAGTCAATACTATTTTAACAACTTCGTAAAAATTGAACGTTTTCTTCGCATCCATTACTTCACATCGGGGAAGCCACGAGTGTTTAAGTCAAAAGGGACAACGCCTATCCATCTTTCCTCCAATCACAGCTCTACGAGCTGTCCGTCAATGCGTTCGATACTGTCTGCTGGGTCACGTCCATCGTCTAAGGCGGCTACGGCACGTTCCAGGATGCCTTTTGCTTCGAGGTAAGCATCTTTATCAGCTTCGTACCCAGAAAGGCTCAGTACAAGCTCCAGCGTCCGTCTGCGGGCATATGGAATAATCAGAGTATCTACGGTTCGTTTCATTAGCTTTCCTCCCACGGTTCAGGTGTGTGCGGTTGCCCATCGGGAACGCTTGCAGGCATTCCGTCGATGATCGGCATACGTTCATGGTTCCAGATTACAGTTTCTTTCATTTTTGTTCCACTCCTCTTTGGAATTTTTTGACAATACAGTTATAACACAGGCTGCTGTTGGTTCTCCATAGCAGCTTTTTCCATTTTTTGGCTTGTCGAATCCAGCAGTTTTGCCGGATTTTGTTGAAAGGGTGAGAATTTGTGGATGAATATTTAGTAAGAACAGCCAAAGCATTGGAGATAGCTCGAATGCGTTCCGGCTTGAGCCAGCAGAAGTTGGCAGCACGGATGGGCGTGAATCGTGGCACGATTGCCAACTGGGAGCAAGGTCTGGCAGCCATTTCCCTGCCGATGGCTATGCGCTGGTTCACCTGCTGCGGCGTATCGGTGGCTCGATACATGGACGCTTGCATTCATCCGGGACTGCTGGAGCATCTGGAAGATGGCCTTTCCGATTTGGAGAAACGGAAGGTTCTCATAGATGCTATGATGGAGTGTTCCTCCTACGAAATAGATGCCCTGTTATACATCCGGTACGGAGATCACGGCTCAGACCACATCGGCGTGCTGACGGAGATTCTGGCAAACCTCCACACGCCGTTGAAGGACAGGGTCGCTGTTTGCCGGATGGTGTCTGGTAGCTATAAGATGGCGCAGGCTACCGGAACAGACTCAGACCCGAACGGAACCGCCCCAAAGATGGAGATTCTCTATCAGGCACAGGACGCTGGAACGGAAGCGGCCATGAAGTCCAATGATTCCTATACCGTGAATCCAAATAACATAAGTGGCTGATTGTCGAATTATCGCAGTTTTTGAAGAACATTTTGTCCACGTTCATCCACTTTTTGTACACCTATCGGGTAAATTCACCTTGTCAATCCGTCCCCCATAGTCTGTAAATCGGCAATATTTGCGCGGAATAAATAACGAATTATCGTCAATCTATTACCTGTGATTGGTTGGCTTGTCAATCCGTCCCCCATAACATTGACTTAAAATTTTTTCATCCACTTTTTGTACACGTTAGGTAAACCTAACCGTTAAGCGTTTCAACCTTTCGGATGCTGAACATCTGTTTATTTAGCAATATTCGCTTTGTGTTTTCCACTTTTTAAGAGAGAAAGAAAAGATTTTGTGGAAAATTTTCTTCTTCTGCTATTAGTAGAAGTTATTTTATTATCCTGTTAATAATCTTGTTTTATATAATGTAAAGAGGTGTACAAAAAATGGATATAGGTGTACAGATTGTGGAAATAGGTGTACGAAATGTGGACAGTTAGGTGTACAAGAAGTGGAAATAGGTGTACGTTTGTTATTGATTTGTACACCTATCTGTGATATACTCTTATACGAGAGGAGGCGTGATAAGATTGTCTGATATTAAAGGCGGGAACTTGGTTGAAAAAAGCAGACAGCTTGTTTGGGCAAAGTTTACTGACTATACAGCAGGAGAGCTTCGGTTGCTTGAAGTGTATCTTAGCCGTATCAATCCGAGAGACCCTGAAACTTCAACGGTTCAGTTTACGTTACAAGAGTATTGCGAATTTTTGGGGTTGAAAATCAACTCTAGGAATTTGAAAGCGCAGGTCAAGCATTTCATCGACAACTCCGTTGAAGTTCCTAGAGGTGACGGTTCAGGCTCGTTTGACTTGTATCCCCTGTTCAGTAGAGCAACTGTAAACTTTGAGCCTAGTTTGATGAATATTACTGTGTCGTTATGTTGTAACCCGCTTCTGCAACCTGTTTTCTTCGACATTGCGGAGCGTGGATATGTCAAGTATCGCTTACGCTACACAGCGAATATGAAATCGCAGTATAGTATTTTGCTGTATTCAATTCTCCGAGAGTTCATCGGACGTGGCGTGAGCCAGCCCGAAATTACGTTGGATAGATTAAGGGAACAGCTTGGTGCAAGAGAACCTAGCTATCAAGAGTTCAAGCATCTTAGGCGGCGTGTCATTGATATTGCGGTAGCTGAAATAAACGAAGTATCAGACCTGTGCGTTGAATATGACAAGGTCATGAGAGGCCGCAATGCGGTTGCTGTGAAGTTCAATGTAGCTTTCAAGTCTAATGAGCCAGTCATAGACGTGGAAGCTAATGAGGTTGAAAGCGTAGAGCTAAAAGATGTTCCAGAGAGCCAACGACCTGCCAGAAAGCCCCGCAGCGGCGCATACAAGGATGTGGATTGGGCATCTATTGCGCCGGAGATGTCTAAAAGCCAGTGTATCTTGACCGCAAAGCTGGTTGCAAAGAGATTGCCGGAGAAATATCCGAACATCAAGCCTAAAAAGAAAAAAGAAGCTGTTGTGAACATCATTGAGAATGCATACAGGGTTCTTGTCAGCGAGCGACTTGATAGGATTGAAAAAGACCCAGGCGCTTATATTTACTCAATTTTGAAAGAAGCAGACCTTGACGATTATGCTACGTTTGACGATAGCTTCTTAAAGTAGTTGGATGTAGCTCATTGAGCAGATGATGCAGAAAGGAGAAGTTATGAGACTGATTGACGCAGACAAGCTAAGAGATTATCTGCAAAACCATTACAACGAAGTGGAAGCACTTCACCGTCCGAATGACAGCGAGTATCTTTGTGGAATTGGGACTTGTCTTGATTCTATTGACGCAGATGGCTTTGACGTGCCAGACAGCTATCCAGCTTGGATAAGCGTAAAGAATCAGTTTCCAGAAGAATTGGAAAACGTAATTGTTTTTACGGAAGGGTGCGTTGATGTTGGGTATTTAACCAAAGACGGATTCGGAAAAAGGCAATGGGAAACAGATTCTCTCGATGAATGGGGGGATAGAGAAGTCCTTAAAGACGTAACTCATTGGATGCCGCTTCCTGACGAACCGAAAGAATAAAGAAAGAGTGATAAAATGGCAAAAATCATAGCTGTCGCCAACCAGAAGGGCGGCACAGGAAAAACCACCACAAGCACCTGTCTCGCTGGTGCGTTGCAGTTGCTTGGCAAGAAAGTTTTGCTGGTGGACTGCGATGCCCAGTGCAACGCAACGGACACCTACGGCGCACAGACAGAGGACGTATGCACCCTGTTTGATGTGATGACCCGGCAGGGCACGGTCGAAGAAGGAATCCAGCACTGCGAAGCCGGTGACATTCTGCCGTCTGATAACGCATTGAAGGACATTGACGAGCAGCTTGTCCGGGACATGGGCAAGAACTTCCGGCTGCGAGAAGCCCTTGAAAGCGTGTCTGAGAAGTACGATTACATTGTGCTGGACACTCCCCCGCAGCTTGGTCTTGCGCTTGTGAACGCACTGATCGCCGCCAACAGCATTATCGTGCCCATCACAGCAGACCGATATGCACTGGCTGGTTTGAGCCAGCTTTCGCAGACCATCGGCGATGTTCGCAGATATTTCAATCCGACTTTGAAGATTGAAGGATTGCTTCTGAATCAGTACAAGAGCCGTGAGAACCTGTCCAAAGAGGTTGTGGAGCAGCTCCCTGTGATTGCACAGAGCATGGGTACAACCTTGCTGGACGTGAAGATTAGACCGTCTATGGGCGTTCGTAAGGCTCAAGCAGAGCGACACAGCTTGTTTAACGGTGACACGGCAAAGAGTACCAGCGCAGAGGATTTCAAGGCGTTGGCGCAGTATATCGTGGGAGGTAAGGGCTGATGAAATCAACCAGCAAAAAATCCACAGGCTTGCTTGGCGGGTTTGATTTTCAGCCTATTTTTTCGGAACAGACATTAAGCCGAAGTGAGCCAAAGGAAGAAGAAGTAAGCCAAGCAAAGCCGAACGAAGTCGAACAAGCACCGATTAAGCCCAATGAAGTCATAGACGGCCGTGCGCAGCCTAATGAAGCACAGTTAAGCGATATTAAGCCGAAGAAGGCCAAAGACAGCGAAACACAGCCTAATAATGCCGTAGTAAGCGAAAGTAAGCCAAAGAAGCTGAAACAGGCAAAAGAAGTTCAACGTCTTATCGAACAAGGCGATGTTCCCGGTGCACTAGCCGAAGCTGGCTTGACAAAGAAAAAAATCCCGATGCCGGAATCGCATCAGGGCGTTGCAAGCGGAGATGGAAAGCGTTCCAAGCGCATTACAATCCTTATGAGCGAGGAGGAACGCAAGTACGTCAACCGTGAAGCAAGACGGCACGGAATGACAATTGGACAGTTCGTGTACGCTCTGGCAGTTGCAGCGGCAGATGGGAAGATTGAGCTGGAGGATTTTCTTGAAGATTGAACAGCAAATAAAAAACACGCATTTTCTAACGAATTGACGTTGAAATGCGTGTAGTTTTCGTGCTATTGACATTCATGCTAGCAAGTGTTATACTATTATTGCTAGCCAACAAAGGAGGGATTGAGTTGGCTAAAAGTAGCGCAGAGTATTATCGAAAGCGTCGTGAAACCATCGGTCAGTTCAGTGTTCCAATTCCGAGAGAGAAGCTCGATGCTTTAACGGCAAAGTTAAAGGAACAAGGGAAAACAAAGACCAAATGGCTTAACGAGATGATAGATAAAGAACTTGAGCAATAAAAAATCCCCTAAACTGTTCGTAACTTGGCGGTCTCAGACAGTTTAAGGGATTACACTCCATACAACTATGGATGATAAATCCATTATATCATCTTCATGGTTGTATTACAAACAATATTTTGTGGTAAAGCCAATGAACATTCCAGCAACGAAAGAAGAGATTCTCGAAAATTTCAAGCAAAACAGCAACGGCCGTCCGCTCAACAAGGATGATTATGAGATTGCAGAAGCATTATCTCGAATCACTTACAAGGCGTATGAGGTCGGCATGGAAGATGCCAAACAGTTAAATATGGAGGATATGATGGATAACAAGAGATGTAACGCACTCCACGTTTTTAAGAGCAAGGCCTTTGGTCAGCTTCGCACAATTGAAGAAGATGGTAAGATTCTTTTCTGTGCTTCTGACGTGGCAAAGGCGTTGGGATATAGCAATCCGAGAGATGCAATTTCCCGCCATTGCAGGGGTGTCGTGAAACGCGACGCCCCTACACAGGGAGGAGTCCAAGCAATCGCTTTCATCCCAGAGGGAGATGTTTACCGTCTTATCACCCACAGCAAGTTGCCCAGCGCAGAGAGGTTCGAGAGTTGGGTTTTCGATGACGTCCTTCCGTCTCTCCGCAAGAACGGCTATTACAGCCTTGCTCCGCAGGAGAACAAGCCCGACACGCAGAACGATGCAATCTTGCAAGTGCTGATGAAGAACACGGAAGTCCTGCAAGCCATCGTTCAGCAGAACCAGCAGATTATGATTGCACTTACCAACCTGTCTGTCAACGATGCAAAGCGCACGATGGAAATTCAGCCTTACACTTCCCATCAGGGGCAGAAGGGAGACGGCAAACGTAGTAAGCGAATCACAATCCTTATGAGCGACAGCGAGCGGACATTTGTTACAAGAGAAGCACGAAAGCACGGATTCACGGCAGGGGAGTACATCTATAACCTGTCCGTTGCAGCATCGAAAGACCAGATTGACTTAGGCTGATTGGCTCTGTTCATAACTGAATTTTCAGCGCTGATAGTAAATAAAGAGGGGGTCTGTCCAATTTTGGACAAATCCCCTCTTCTGTTTTACTTATCAGCAATGCAATCCCAGTAGAGATATGCCTTGCCGTCTGCGGCATCTGCATCCTCAAGGAACGCCTTTGCCATGTCAGCGTAGAAACCCGGAGTGTCAACGGACTGACGCTTTGCGACCTGACAATAATCCGAGTACATCATGTTCATGACAGCCCAGAAATCGTTCGGGTCACAGGTGATATTGCGCTGTTTCGCAACGTCCTGCGTCTGCTCCAACGTCCAGTGACAGCCTTTCGTGCCATCAGCGTTCACCATGTTGTCGCACCATTCCTCAGCTTCATCGTGGGTGAGGTGCTGGCGGGGCATCTTGATGGAGCGGCTGTCTGC